GTGTACGCACTGACTGTATTATCCGCAAGATTGACCACACAATAATTGTTTATCCAATAATCAAGATAATCAGCTACGGACATTTCAGAAGGTTCAAAGTGTTTCCCGGCACGAAGGTATTCTGCAAGGGCAATGTTGCCTGCTTTTTCGGCTTCTTCTTTTGTTTTGAATCCTGCCTTGGATGCATACCGTCTTTTTCCGTCAACCTTTGCAAGTTCAAAGCGGTACTGCCAAGAAGGTTTCTTTTTGTCACCACGATTGTTGATGATAAGTTTTGCCATAAGATTTCCTGCCTTTCTAAAAAAATAAATTTTTTTAAAAAAATATGTTTTTTCGACAAAATTTCTAGGGATTTGCCATTATAGTTAAATCATTCAAAAAAAATATTGTGTTCAGATTTTTTTTCTAATATAATAATTTTAGAACGAATGTTCGAAAGGGGCAGTAACATGAAGGATAATAAAACACAACTTTTAGAACTGATTGATACTTTAAGTGATAATCAAATTCTATTTATTCTTACTTTTTTGAATAGAATATTAGGAAGATTTTAGTTTCTTCCCGATAATAAATGTACATATTCACGAACCTGTGCCTTTTTCTGTTCATCAAGTGAATAATATTCTTCTAACATTAACTTCAAATCTGCATCTGTTTCTTTTGGTTCTATCATAAGAAACAGATCAGCCAATTTATTTGCCGTTTCGACAGGCTTTTCTTCAATATCACTCACCAATTCCACAGGTGGAATTTCAAGCACTTTTGAAATTTTAGCCAATACACTTCTTTTTATATTAACCACTCTACCTTTTTCATATTTAGCAACCGCAGACTTCTGAACACCAATCAACTTTCCTAGTTCTTCCTGTGTATATCCTTTTTCAAGTCTTGCCCTTCTTATCTTTTCACCTATATTCATATAATCACCACCTTCCTTGTAGTTACATTTTACACCTTTGTGTCTTGAAAATCAAATATTTTTTAAAAAGTTTCCAAAAAAGATATTGACAATGCAAAGTTATTTTAATATAATGAAAGTGTCTTAAACAGACACCACATTGAAAAATAGGACACAGAAAGAATGAGGATAAACAATATGAAGTACAGAATCAGCAAATACAATCCAAAAACAAAAGAATGGGAAAATTACGGTGGCGGTTATACAGAAGAAGATGTGAAGTTGATTACTAAAGGCTATAAAAATAATGGTTTATTTTATGAAAGAAAAGGCAGCAATGTTATTTTCGAAGTAGTTGAAGATTAGAAACACAAAAGTTGACCTATCGACTATACCGGGGATATTTAATGCAGCCTTCTATGTGAAGCAGGTCACAAGCCCTGATGAATGCAGAGTGAATATAACGAAAGGAAGGAAAACAGGAAAAATGAACAAAACAGAGTTGAGAATTGTTATGATGCGAAAAGGCGACACAAACAAAGATCTTGCGGAATGCCTTGGAATTTCAGAACAGAGTGTTTCCGCAAAAATCAATGAGAATGACACGGAGTTCAAGCAGGGTGAGATTGCAAAAATCATAAAAAGATACAATCTTACTGCTGAACAGGTTGAAGCTATTTTTTTTGCTTCAGAAGTGTCTTAAAAAGACACATAACAGAAAGAAGGTGAAACAGTGGAAGATATGCTTTACACGGTGCCGGAAGTGGCAAAGATTATCAAGTCAAATGTGGACTATGTACATAAGCTGCGAAGGGCAGGGGTGCTTCCGTTCATTAAGTTAGGAAGCTACAAGTGCAGGAAGAAGGCACTGGAAGAATTTCTTGCAAAGTATGAAGGATGTGATTTGAACGATCCGTTCAATGTGAAATCACTTGCAGAAGGGGGTGAATGAAATGGAATATAGCTTAATTTATGGTGGACAGGCCACACTTGAAGATTTATGCAGATTGAATGATTTAGGTTTTGAATTTGTTGTAGAAGGCGGTGAAATTACTGATGTGTTATTACACGGACAATCCTGTTGCTGATTATAGCAGATACACAGCGGATCAGGAAAAGGAACTGAACAGACTTCCGTTGTGCAGTGAATGTGGTGAACGCATCCAGGATGATGAATGTTGGGTTGTCAATGACGAAATCTATTGCCCTGAATGTGCAGACAAGCTTTTTTGTAAATTTACAGAAGATTATTTAGATCAGTAAGAAAGGAATAGAAGAAATGGCAAATTTAATTGGTTGTGTGGTTATTACAACAGAAGAATACAAGAAATTGATTGAAGAAAGCATTGTATTAAATGCGGTAAAGAAGTACGCAGCAGAAGAAGATTTTATTTTTGATTCTGAAATTAGGAAAATTATCGGTGTTCCCAAACCTGAAAAGAAGGAAGGTGAAGAATAATGAACCTTTACGAAATCGACAGTGCAATCCTTGATTGTATGGACATTGAAACCGGTGAAATCTTTGATGTTGATAGATTTGAAGAATTGAATCTTGAAAGAACAGTGAAGATTGAAAACATCTGCTTATGGATCAAGAACCTGAAAGCAGAGATTGAAGCATTAAAAGCTGAAAAGGATGCCTTTGCAAAAAGGCAGAAATCGGCTGAAAACAAAATGGAAAGCTTGAAGAAGTACATATCCGGCTATTTGGAAGGAACCGCATACGAAAGTGCAAAAGTCAAGGTTTCCTTCCGCAAGTCGGAAGTCCTGGACATTATGGAAGGGGCAATCATTCCTAATGAATACCTGAAATTCAAGGAACCGGATGTTGACAAGGTGGAATTGAAGAAGGCATTGAAGGCAGGGGTGCAGATACCGGGTGTTTCTATTATCGAAAATCAGAATATTCAGATTAAATAAGGGGGGGCAAAATGCGTTATTCAGACAGTTTATCAAATATTTGTGCAGCATTGGCAAAAGTGCAAGCGGAAATCAAAAATCCAATCAAAAACCAAACAAACAAAGGTGTTCAGGGTTCACCCAAATATGCGAATCTTGAAGATACACTTCAGGAATATGTCAGACCTATATGTTCAAAGTACGGTATTTCAATATTTCAATCGGTAAAAACGGATGAAAGCGGAAGGGTTGGGGTTTGCACAGTATTACTTCATGAATCCGGTGAATTTATAGAAGGTGATTATGTTTTTTGCGAAGTAGTTATTCCACTTTCAAATGCAGGGAAAAAGGTGCTTACAGAAGGACAAGCAACAGGTGTTTGCATCACCTATTTGCGAAGATATTCACTTAATTCTGCATTAGGAATTAACGGTGATAAAGACACAGACGGAAGTTATGGGGAAGTTGAAGAAGAACCTTTGACATACGAAACCGCACTTGAATTGGAAATCACCTTTGGAAAGCATAGCGGAAAGACCTTGAAGGAAATATGGCAAAGTGATTTCGGATATATCGAATGGCTTTTAAAAGGTGAAAAGACGGATGAACGAATCAAGGAAGCAATCATGCTGATTTCAACGGAAGCAAAGAAGCGAAAAGGTGAAAGCTGATGGAATTTACAGGACAGATTCAGAACGTGTCAAGAGATTGGCAAAGCGGACAATATCAAATCACTTTCACGGTGAATGAAGCAGGGGCAATCAATGAAGTAAATAATATCAAGGATTGTGAAAAGCTGAACATCCGGGCGGTGAAGTACCGTAACCGAAGAAGCCTGGATGCAAATGCACTTCTTTGGTTATGCCTTGGAAGGCTTGCGGATGCACTGCGTACAGACAAATGGGAAGTGTATCTGCAAATGCTGAAGCGGTACGGCAAATTCACATATATATGCGTGAAGCAGAATGTGGTCGATTCCGTAAAGGCACAATGGCGAGAATGTGAAGTGATTGGTGAAGTGAACATCAATGGTCAGGAAGCCGTTCAGATGCTTTGCTATTTCGGAAGCAGCACGTTTGATACAAAAGAGTTCAGCATTTTGTTGGATGGTGTAATTTCTGAAATGAAGGAAATGGGATTAGAAACACCTACATCAAAAGATATGGAAAGGGCCTTGGAATTATGGGAAGCACAGAAGTATGGAAAGTAGTGCCGGGATTTGATTTGTATGAAGTCAGTAATACCGGAAGGGTTAGAAGTAAAGACAGGATAACACAAAACGGCAGTGGTTCTTTTGTAAAAAAGGGTAAGATTTTGAAACCGCAAGATAATGGAAACAAATATCTGAAGGTGGAATTGAAACAAGGCAGAAAAAGAAAAAAGGAATATGTTCACAGATTAGTTGCTGAAGCATTTATTCCGAATCCTGAAAACAAACCATGCGTGAACCACATTGATAATGATCCAACAAATAACAAAGTCAGCAATCTTGAATGGTGTACGCACCAAGAAAATATGGATTGGATGAATTTACAGAACAGGGCAAAAAGAACTGACAAATGGTTGCACAATTTACACAAAGCACAAGAACAAACGTATTCGGCAGTTGTTGGTGAAAACATTCGCACCGGGGAAAAGATATATTTTTCAAAACTGAATGATGTTAAAAAGGCAGGATTTCAGCCTTCTTGCGTTTGTAATTGCTGCAAGGGCAATCGTGGAATAAAACAGCATAAAGGGTACAGGTGGAAATATGAAAACAGTATTGCAAACTGAAAAAGAATGTTTTGTATGTGGAACCACCTATAATTTGCAGGACCATCACATCCTGTTTGGAACAGCTAACAGAAAACAATCTGAAAAGTATGGATATAAGGTGTGGTTGTGTCAGGAACACCACACAGGAAGCCGTGGTGTCCATTTTAACAAGCCTTTAGACCTTCAGTTGAAGAAGTTAGCACAGGAACATTTTGAAGCCCATATAGGGGCAAGAAACGAGTTTATAAGGGTATTCGGTAGGAATTACCTAGATTAAAAGAAAGGAAATAATAACATGAACAAAGTGATTTTAATTGGAAGAATTTGCAGAGAACCTGATGTGAGATATTCGCAGGTGGAAAATCCCACTGCCGTTGCAAGGTACACCCTTGCAGTAGACCGCAAATTCAAGAAGGAAGGTGACACGCAGACAGCAGATTTCATTAACTGCGTGGCATTCGGAAAAAGCGGTGAATTTGCTGAAAAGTACCTGAAGAAAGGTATGAAGATTGCGGTGTCAGGCAGAATCCAAACAGGAAGCTACACCGACAAGGAAACAGGCAAGAAGGTATATACCACGGATATTGTGGTGGAAGAACACTTCTTCTGCGAAGGCAAAGGCAATGAAGAACCTTCTGCACCGCCTGCACAGGGAACAGATTTCATGGATATCCCTGAAGGTATGGTTGAAGAATTACCATTTTCATAGAAAGGGGGTGCATTTATGGTACATCAATTAAAATGTGCATCAAATTATTTTGATGATGTTGTAAAAGGAATAAAGACTTTTGAAGTCAGAAAGAATGACCGCAATTTCAAAGTTGGTGATTATTTGGCATTGAATGAAATAACACCGCATGAGTGCAATTCAAAACATGAACACTTTGAAACTGGAAGAAGTGCCTTGGTTCATGTGCATTATATTCTTGATGATCCTGAATATGTGAAAGAAGGTTATGTTGTTTTAGGTATTGAATCTTGCGGTGTTGTAATACACGGAATTGGTTATGAGCCTGATATTTTGGAAGAAGGTGTCTGAATGGCTTGGAATAATTACAGCAAATACAAGAATAAGAAGGTTGAAGTTGATGGCATTGTCTTTGATTCAATCAGGGAAGCCAATAGATATCAGGAATTGCTTCTGCTTGAAAAAGCAGGGGCAATCACAAGCCTTCAAAGACAAGTGAAGTTTGTTTTGATTCCGTCACAGTATGAAGCTGATTATGTTGTGAAAAATGGCAAGATAAAAAAGGGCAAGCTCCTTGAACGTGAATGTTCCTATTATGCAGATTTTGTCTATACAGAAGAACATAAAACAGTGGTGGAAGATACCAAGGGAATGAGAACAACGGACTACATAATCAAGCGGAAATTGATGCTATATGTTCACGGCATCAGAATCAGAGAAATATAGGAAGGGTGGAATATATGAGTAAATCAAAAGAATTGAAGAACACAACGGCCATTGTTAAGCATTTATTGACTAACAATCCGCAGACAAGAAACAGTGATGATTATTTATATTTTAAGGTTTGCGAAACAATCGCACCGGAAAGCATCAGTAATAAGTTTTGGTACGTTTTATTGAATCGCAAGCATTATGGCTTGCCTGCATTTGAGAGTGTACGCAGAACAAGACAGAAATTGCAAGAAACATACCCTGAACTTGCCGGGAATGGTGATGTGGAAGGGTACAGGGCATTGATGGAAGAAGTATTCAGAGATTACGCAAAGGGGGCAGTTTAATGAGAGAAACAACAAGAATTTACACCATTTTAATGACAGAAATCATCCGGGG